TTTAATTCTGCGTAAGTTGATAGTGCCATTATAAATTTCCTGGTGCGGTTCTAAAATATCTAAATTCGTTGCTGTTTAATTTTTTTTTTAAAATTTTTTTTTGGGTTTCTTTAGGCAAACGAAGAAAATTATTAGTTCCATTATATTCTTTAGCCCAGATTTGTAATGCTAAAATAGGAACGGAAGCTACTCTTTTAAGATGTCGGCTGGGAGAATAACCGTCATTGTGATTATAAAGTTCTTTGTTGTGTTTAAGGTGGGGATCAATGTTAAGTTCTTCTTTAATGGCGACTTTCTTTTCTATATCATCACCAATAAAAGTAGTTTTTTTTAAACCTTCAATTTGAGTTTCTTTCATCTACCTTGACCTCTATATTTTTTTTTTCTTGGTATTCGTTTACTGTATCGTTTAGCATGACGACCTGGTCTTTTTTTCCTAGTTTCTTTAATATGGACATAGCCATACGATCTAGGTTTATTAGACACTATGACGTTAAGACAGTAACACCTAATATACCAGTACCAGTAGCAATAATTCCTGCAACTTTATCACCTACATCAACCTTTATTATTTCAATAGTGTCGGCTGGTAAAAAAGTACTGCTAGTTGTTGCTGTTGGATTGCTGCCTATGGCATAATAAGTATCTGTATCAGCACAAAGCCTTACCCAGAAAACTCCACTTTCAGCAGTTCCTAAAGCGGCAGATTGTGCAGACGTATCTGATGTCGCTACATTTGCCGTACTGGTTTGTTGAAATCCATAATTATACATTATTTTTTTTTCTCCTGTTGTGGGGTGGAAAAACCGCTAGGTCAGAGCCACCCCAATTTTGTTTATACTATTTTAAGATAGCAAATACTATCTTCTAATAACAAAAGTTACATAAAGTACTCTTGCATTAGTAGATGCACCATCTGTAATTATTTCGATAGTTCCATCTTGTTCAACATTATTAGCTGCTGTTGGCTCAGATGTATCTACATCTCCAACTGCAGAACCAGAATAAGCAACCGTAATTGCTGAATCGGTCATAGCTGTTCCACCAATTTCAAAAGTAATTGCTGCATTTGCAGTAGCAATCACACCTTGAAGTGCAGTAATAATTTTGATGACTCTTCCACTATCAGGTATTCCAACGTATGTTGAAGATGCCGTACTAATGTCTGCGATCTTTGCAGTTAAAAAATAATCGTTTAGTGTTCTCATTTTTTTATCCTCATCGTTCCGCCCTTAATCCAATCTCAGGACTTCAATGTTAATATAAATGCAAGGGGAGCAGATTTTTAGATTACTCCCCTTACACTGTTGTTATTATGAAGTAGTTACGTCTGTAACCAATCCACTTGCCGCTTGGTTTTTAGATTCAAGAGTATATTCAACCACTAAGAATCTTTGATCTGCGTCTGCAGTTCTTGCTGGATCCTCTAGTTTGAAATCTCTTAAAAATGGTACTGCCCACATATCCATTTCAAGCAGTAAAACGTCTTGTCCTCTTTTAGCGGAAGTCGAATTAGCTTTTCTAATCCAACGATTCGGCACAACTTTCATTGTTCCAAAATCTGATTCGTAAACATCAATAGAAGTCATTAATCTTCTATCTTCTGCTTTGTCGAATCTAGTTGCTCCGCCTGTAAAGAAAGACAGTTTTTGTTTGTTGAAACCATTAAGCATAATGGTATCAGGGTTTCCGCCGCTATCCCAAGTGGTTTTCAAAGTTGCTCTCAGTAAAGTTTCTGTGAAAGCTCTTTGAGTTCCATCTGTTCTAATAGCTCCAGAACCAGCTCCTGATCCGCCAGTTCCAGCAGATACATTAGAGGTCATCCAAGTGACAACTCCTCCTAATGCTCTTGCAGTCGTAGCATCTCCTGTCGCAGCCGCAACATTAGATAAAAGAGCATTTTCCATATCTCTTTTAAGTTCTTTTGCAGCTTTAGCTACTTGGTACGCTATTTCACTATTTCTTCCAGCTAAGTTCACAGCGTCATCTGTTCCAGACACTTGACAAGCTTTAGAAGAAATTTGAGTGTAGTTTGTTAGCTTAGTAGTTGAAGTAAGCGTAGGATATGAAATCGAAGCTCCTTCTACTTTAGCATTTGCAGCAACAGCAGATAAACTATCAGTCTGCCATTGATACGAAGTATTAGTAGCTTTTGTTTTACCAATACTAGACAAAAAGGGAGTGTCCGTTGGTGATATATTATAAATTATATCAGAAAGGTCCTCTCTTATGCCGGTTGTACTATAAGTTGTTAATACAGCCATTTTTTTTCTCCTTGTTAGTTGTTAAACGTATTTTGACAACAACTCAACGGCATCTCTAGGATTACCGGTTCGTTGAAGTCGTTTAAATGTTTCCAACCTTGACTGACTTATTTTTTCATCTTTAGTTTCTTTAACACCTGACTTCACCACTTTGGATGGCTTAACTTTCTTACTGACTAAAGTTGGTTTCAACTTTTGGCCAGATTCGAATGTCATCGCATCCATAATCACATCAAACATTCTTGAATCATAAACCTGGTTAATTTCCTGATCGCTGAAATTTCTACCCAGTAAATAATTTCTCATGTTCGATTTAAGAGTTGTTCCTTTAACAGGATCTCCAAATTCAGGATGCTTTAAGGCAACCTTCTTTTGTTCTTCTCTTAAAATTTCCTGAAACTGGTTCTCCTGGTGAGAATGTAGCTTTCTTTGAGCTTGTGCGATTGTTTCTTTTCTTCGCCTTATTTTTCTCTCAAGTTTTGCAGCTTCAGTAGGATCTTCATCAAACAGTTTATCAAGTTCTTTGGAACTTAATTCGCTATTGACTTCGGCATTTAAAGTCATTGTAAGATTATTCAAATCTTCAATCTTGGTTGAATAGTCTTTGGTTAGACGATCTTTGTCAGAACCTAATTGCCTTCTTTCGATGGCCAGTTCTTCCGTCTTTCGTCTATAATCGGCATCTTTTTGATAACCTGCTTTCAGTTCATCAAGGTCAACATCAATTTTTTCACCATTGACTATAATTCGGTGTAAATCAGTTTCTTGAGTTTCTTCGGCGTTTTCTTTTTCAGACGCTTCTTGTTTTTCTTCAACTTCCTTTTCAGGTTGAGCTTCAGATTTTTTTTCTTCAGGCTGAACTTCAGAAGTTTCCTCAGTTTTATCTTTGGTTTTCTTCGGTTCTTCCTTTACCGCTTCTTTTTGCGATTCACCAGTTATCTCAGCATTAATTTTGCCTTGATCCAGCAAACCCTCAACAGCTTTAGCAGCACCTTGCATTGACCTATTGGTCAATAATGGATTTACTTCAGACATATTGTCCTCCTAAGTTAAGCTCCCTAGTGGGTTGGCTTATTTTAACCTGAATGGTTAAAATTTCTTTTCTTGTTGTTGTTTCCGGAAATTGTCTAGCTGTTTTTCCGCCAGTTTTCCGGTTTCAAGAATACTTTTTAAATGTTGCTCTACTTTTCCTACTACATTGTAGGCAATCCAGAGTTTTTCTCTTGTTTCCACTTCTTTAACTCCGGTTTTATCCAGCAAAGCCTCAGAATAAATTTTTTTAAGAGTATCAACTGACTCTTGAAAAAGTTTATTCTCTAATAATTGTTTCGCTTGAGATGACCGGCTCAGTTCTGTCGTTCTTTTCGCTTGATCTCTGCTGTCCATTTATATTTCTAAACTGTTCGCTAAACATATTAGCACTTTTTTGTGCGGTTTCAAGAATTTTCGTTTTATCAGCCATAATCATTTTATCCAAGTCGGCATCGGCTTTAATTTTAGCCGTATCAAGCTGAGTATTATATTTTAAGGAAATATCTTTTATCTTCGCTTCAAAGTCCAACAGCATTTCTTGGTTTTGATGTTGTAATTCTTGATATTGAAGTTCCAAATCAGCAACTTTACGTTTATTTTCCGCATCAATCCTAGTAAATTCAATCTTTTCGATTGGAGTTAATGGCGGTGGTTGCGGTGGCCCCATCATTTGTTTGCCAAGTTCCGGATTAACAAAATAACTTTCAACATTTTTAAGTCCAGCGTTCTCAATAATCTTGGTTAAGGTATTATACATATTCTGTAAAGTAACCATTGGCATTTCCTTACCTCCCTGTAATTGAAACGCCTGAAGCTGTCTTTCTAAAATATTATTAAGCATAACAATCTGTTGTTCCTTTGAACCTGTGCCTAACCCCACCACTACGGAAACATTAAAACGATCTCTCCATTCGGTAGGTTTAACCGGAACATACTTATTATGTATCATAACAACTTTTTCTTTGTCCTGATATTTAACCATCAGTTCAAACATTTTTCTGAATAAATCTTTAACACCAGTTTCGGCAAAAATCCTAGCGACCAATTCGGAACGCATCTGAGTTTGCGTCATTATAGTATTAACACCGGTTGCCGTTTTTGCATTTAAGACATCAGGATCAAGTCCTTGAATTTGTTTTGAAACTCCGGTTCTGCTTTCCCTTACGGAATCCAAATATTCCAACAAAGGAAATGCTTGTTGGGAAATCGGTTGAGCCTGTAATGGCTGAAGCACCTGATTGGGAGCCTGTTTAGTTCTTACTACTCCGCCAGGTCGGATAGTTAAAAGGTCATCCATATTGACCATACCATCCATGATCGCCACTCTGTTGTTGTTGGTTAAATACATATTGTCCAACAGTTGACGCATCACAGTTGATTTCATTAATTGAATATCCTCAACCAGTTCGGCAATGGAACGACCATAAAATCTATGGGGTAAAGGAACTGGAGTTACACTTACAAACGGCATGGTATCGCATGGCGAATTTTCTAAAATAAAAGAGCCGTCAGTTCCTGCGGTTAAAATTTTTCTTAATTCAGCTACGCCGTCTTTGTCATAATCATAGCGGACATAACATTCATAAAGTAAAATTCTTTCGGTGGATTTATCAGTCGGCACTTCGATAGGAAAAGAATCAATGCCTCTTTGTCTGACCATTTGTTCTGTATTGAATATAGAAATCTGAACGCCAGGCAAACGCATTACATCTTCTTCATCAAATCCCATCTGGATAATTTCCGATCTTGTCATATAAACTCTTTGTGCAACAAAATCGGCTTCATCAATAGTGATCGCTGTACGGTCAATTAAAAATTCTTCAGGGGTAATGGATTCAACTTTAATCATTCCCTTCTTAATTGTTCTTTTTAAAGTACAATTATGTAAAATAGGATTAGGTAATTGAGATTTAACAATTTCAAGCTGGGCAGGATCAACGATTGTTTCTTCGGCTTTTTCAATAATAAGTTCGTTTTGCCCCTTTACCTTTTCATCAACAATTTCTTCTTCTTCAATTTTTTCAATATCATCGTTAGTGTCCATCAACGCATAATATTCATCTTCAGTTAAATTTTTATAAGTTTCATGTTCAACCCTTTCGGTTTCATCATAATAGACTTTTAAAAATCCATTCTTCTCAATCAAAGCATCTTTGAAAAAATTATAAAGTAATTTAAAGCCATCGTTCTCTTTATAAAAAACATGGTTTAAATAAGCTGTTGCCTGGTCGGCCATCGGCACATCTTCCGCCGTTACCGGATCGCAACGCACTACTTTGTCCGAAGCGGTAAATATCCGCAAAAGGTTGGGCAGCATACTTTCGATAGTATCGCAAACATCGGTACTTACGACCTGCGATCTTCCGTCAATTTCATTGCCTAGCTTGTCGCCCAGATAATATTCTAATGATTTTTTTCTTCCGGTAGATAATGCTCCGCCCATGTAGCCTAAAGCATTATTAATCTGTTTGCCTATTACAGCTCTTAAATCCGGATCTTCGTATTCTATGATTTTTTTTGCCATGTTAAACTATATATGCAGTATTTACCTTAATAGGTTTTTTCCAGTCTGATCTTTGTATGGGTTCAACGATTGCACCGTATCTAAAGCTGTCGGCAAAATGTGAAGCCCAATTATGAAGCGGTTTATTTTTAAAACAATTATTCTTTTCATCCCACCTTTTACAATAAGATTTCAAAGCCTCAATCAGTTTATTACAATTTTGTTTATGAATCCAACACTTTGTTAGTAATTGCCTAGATTGTTCGATCCCATCCTCAACGCTTAACTTGGGTGCGATTTCAAATTCCAAACCCATTTCCTTTGCCGATTCCCAACGGCTTTTATTCGTTCCCAATTCCCTCACCCTTATATCATGAGGGGCGATATGCTTGGAATAAACGTAGGGTTTGCTGTCAACAATATTCAAATAATGTTCCAGACCTTCGCCTGAATTTTCGTAGCAGTCTATAATCCTTACCTCATCCTTCAGCCTTTGGGCAAAAATAATAACGGTAGAATCATTCATTCCCAGATCCCACCAGGTTTCAGTATCTACATTTTCGTCAATTTCAAAATTAGTGATTCGCTTCATTCCTTCAAGCTCCTCTATAATTTTTCCAAAATAAGAACCACTTATACCGGCTTGAAAGCTGCACTCCATTTCCTGTGCGTAGGCTTCAGGCGACATAACATTCCTTGCATCGTCTAATTCCTTATTGTCAATAACTTTGGTTTCACTGGCCTTGAAAATACAGGTAAACCAATTCTCTGTCTGCTTGGCAAGTTGGTGAAGCTCATAAAAGTAGTTTCTACCTCTAGGCGTTCCAATAAAAATGGCAAAGCCGTTTCGGTCCGACAAACATGGCCGCAATATGGTATCGAATAAATCAGGAGCTACGTTCTGGGTTTCGTCAACTATAATGCCATCAAAATATTGCCCTCTGATTGCATTGGAATTTTCAGCTCCGATAATCTGTATTCTTGAATCGTTAATGGAAAAGTCAACCCTAAGTTCGGATTCGTTAAACTTAACTCCTGGAATTGTGGCAGAATATTGTTTTAAATAATCCCAAGCTGTGGCTTTTCCTTGTAATCTATATGGCGAAATAAAGGCATATCTTGGGTAAGGTCTTTTGCAGGTTAAAGCCGCCCTGATTAAATGGTTAATGCTAAACACAGTTTTGCCGCCCCTGCGGTGAACTATGATTACACTAAACCGGTTCTTATCGCATTTCTTGTGTAAAAAATTTTGCAATACTCTTGGCTTATAAGGAATGACAACTTCTTTCATTTTAAAACAAAACCCCCCTTATACCTTATACCATTCATATTTAACCGTCAGTTCTTCCCCTGCCTTTATATCCTTAATGGTAATTAAATTCCATTTCTTAAAATCGTACTTTAGCTTGGGATCATCCTGGTTGGTAAAACGCAGCGTAGCTTTTTCGCAGTTCGGATTGTCGGAGTGATTTAAAAAACCACCCAAAGGTGTGCGGATAATATCAGAGCCAAACCTTAAATGCGTCATCCCAAGATTAACTCCCCTCTCCAATCGTTTCCTTGCAAAGACACCTACCCCTTCTATTGAACTTGATGCCAGACAAAGTGAGTCAGGCAAGGGGCGATAGTTTTTGGTTTCAATCAAAGTTTACCTTTTTAGTGTAAAGTTCTTTTGGGGTTAAGGTCGTCAGGTTCAAGCGGCATTCCATTGTTACAAAAGGTATCGGTCAGGTAATGGCTGAAATCTCTTGCTTCGTCATCATTTTCAAAACCTTGAAAATGCGTCATGACAACCGGCTTGTTGGTTTTCTTGTCTTTTAAAATAAAAATAATAGTTTTGAGAATTAAATCGTCCATTTGTATAGAGAGCTTATAGGGTTGTTTGTTTATACCTCCGTTAAAATTAAAATTCCCATCCGATCAAAAAAAAAGGGCATCAAGTTTTAAAACCCCCCTGTTCTTGATTTGTTCTTCAATAATACGCTAATTATTACTAACGATAACTAATGCCTATCAATAGTAATCTTACCGATAAGAATTCGTTATCAGTCAAACGAACTAAAAACCGGTTTAAAGTTCATGTATAAGTAATATAGCTTTAGCTGTGTTACTTATAGAATAATCCACATAAACATTGTTTATTTATAATCATTTCAAGTTATTTATTTGTCCAGGATATGTTAATTGGCTCTGAATCACTTCCCTTTAATGTCAAAACATCGGCAGACTTGCCATAAACTTTACTTTTTAGCTTACTTGCTGACCATTGTGAGTGGGCACTAACTATTTTATACAAATTTACAAGATTCTGACCAGCCTTTCCGTCAATCTGTCCGCTTTCAATCTTAGACTCTAACTCAAGACGTTTATCTTTTAGGCTTGATAATTCTAGATCAATACAGAGTTCTTTTGCTTTTTGGTAACGGACCATTAAATCGTTATCATTAATTAATTCTTTTCTAAAGCTACTCCAACTATACTCAATACCTTTTTTAAATAGTTCTCCTTCAGGCTTTGAAAAAATTTGCCTCAAGGTGAATGAATCAGCTATTAAATCTAGTATGATACTTTTTAACTTTTCGGACAATTTTCGTTTCCTTGCCATAATGTTACAATATATTTCAATTCATTTCCCCTTGTGCCAGGGATATTACAGAAAGGAAAGGTTTTAACACCCCTGGCGATATTGCAATATATAATGACTACCATGAAAAGGGATAATCGTAGTAGCTAATATTTATTAGCATACTAAATATGGTTATTCAAATTAATTTAAAGATCGTACTCTTTTTTTGGCTTTTGCAAGTCTTGGGGTGAATAGCAACCGGTAAAATCTCCATCAACTATTCCCTTCTTTATCATATCTTCAATTATCAGTTTGCAGCTAAAATGACCACACCTTTTATTTTCAACAATCCATTTAATTGTTTCCTTGTTTAAAAGTCCGTTTTCGTAGTCATTCCATAAATCAACCACAATTTGAAGTTTCTCCGCTTTCGTATATTTGTTGAAATGATAATGCTCCAGCGGTTTATCTTTAAAATATCTCATTTGATTAGCAAGGTGTAGGGGCGTTAAAGTTTCCTAAAATCTTTAAATTTGTTCTTTAACTTATTACCATCTTTTATCTTCAGCTCCTTATCTCTTATGGTATTATAAGATGTTCTTACTATGTTACCCAAATCTTGGGTAGACTCAAATGTCCGAAATTGGTTATACTCCTTACCCAGAAATTGATCAGGGTTAGGAGTCCGGATTTCGTAAAAGTTTGCTCCGCCCTGCCTTTTGTGGATAAAAAGCACATTACGCTTAACAAGCTCATTTTTAGCCCTTTG